AGGTTTTTACTTTCCAGATGAACCAAAACCTTGCTGTCCACGAATAGATTCTGTTACTATATCGGTTTCTTCCATAACCACTTCACCCATAGTAGCTACTTTATAAACAACTAATTGTGCAATACGTTCTCCTTTTTTAAAAGTCTGAATTGTGCCTGGTGAGAGCGAAAAATCGTTATAATTAAAATTCAAGCAGTTAAGAACAACGCAAATTTCCCCTTTGTAAGTCGGATCGATAACCCCCCCGGTGGGAAAAATGCCAGATACCGATAATCCAGAACGACCTTCAATCTTCATAAAAATACGATTTCGATCATTATCCATTATTGGCATGTCAGCAAGTTGAATATTAGTTTTAATTTTCTTAGTTTGTCCCGACTTAATTGTAAAGTCCTCGTCACAATAAATATCAAAACCAATATCACCATCTCTTATTGCTGTTGGAATCTTAGCTGTCTCCGACATTTTCTTAAATTTAATGTTAATAGTTCTTGGTGCTTTTGGTATTTGTGGATCAAACCAATTTCTATCTAACGTTTTGTAATCATTCTTTGCAACCGGTTCTTCTGTTGCAATTCTAATTGCATCATTTGGATTATGTGTATTCATTTATTCCTCTTGTTTGTCAAGCATTAACCTGTTGTTCCGCAGCCATTTCTCCATCTGTTAACCTTTCATATGTTGAATGCTCTTCTAGACTTTCTTCTGCATTTAGAATTAATGCCGCATCCATTAAAGCATTGATATAATCAGAATACTCTGGTTTATTGACTACCTTCTGCATAAACTCTTGTTTGTAAAACTTAATTTCCGTTTCTATTTCACCAGTCTTGTTGTTCATAACAGTAAAAGTTTTCCAAGCGGCATCCCCAGAAAGATTTACTGTTTTTCCGTTTACCTCTACTCCCCGCTTTGAATTCTTACAATACTCCCGGAGAAGATCAAAGATTTCATCGTTTTCATAGATTCCCTTGCCAAACATTATTTGGAAACCAACCTTGCGGAATGGTTTGGCAACCTTATTCTTAATAGTTCTTGCTGTTACATTAATACCAATTGTATTTTCTTCTTTATCCTTTATTGCTGACCCGCCATCAAGACGAATACGAACAGATGAAGAATATGGTATCGCCATACCACCAGATGTTGTAGTCGGATCACCAAACATAGTATTATGTGAAAGAATGCCGTTACTTAAATACGAATGAGAATCTGCGACTTCTAAATCTGCAATCTCTAATTCTCCATCGATTTTTGAAATTTCAAATGAAGACCAACCTTTTTCAGTTAAAACAACATATTCTTTTTCATTTTGAAAAATTGTTCCAACTTCTTCATATAAGGGGGAATCAGAGCTTATATGCTTTACATATATTTTGTGTTCAGGAGAGCAGGATAATGTATATGACAATGCAGTGATAATTTTCATATGAACTGCATTTTGTTTTCTTATAATATTTTTAACATCTTTCCAAAGAACATTTCCTTTTTCGTCTAAAGTTTTTACTTCCCATCCTGTTACTGGGATTGGTTGATTTGTTGGCATTTGTTCAAATTCATATCCCATTTCATTGAACATTTGTTTTATTGTTTCATTTTTTATTTTGTTACAGTAAGAATATTGAATATTTGTCTCAGGTCCAACACAGCCAATTTTCATTCTTTGTTGTGATACAAGAACCAACAAGACTTTCTGACCACCGATAACGTTAGCGATCTTTCTCATGCCCTTAGATAGAACACGGGCTTGTAGACCGATGGTATTCTGATCATAGTCACCTTCCAACTCTGCCTTTGGAGAAGACTGAGAAACGCTATCCCAAATAACGGTAACAGGAACGTCTTTGGTCATTGTACGGGCTTTAAGGATAGTGCTTTCAATAATTGAAAGGATTTCCTCTGTACATGGAGTTTGAACGAATACAAATCTTCTTGCGACATCAATTCCCATATTAGAAAGAGTATCTGGATTGGTCGCATTCTCAGTATCAATGAAAACAACTATACCACCCATTCTTTGGGTGGAACGTGCTATTTGAGCCATTAGGGTTGATTTACCGATACCTGGTGGACCTTGTATTTCTACAATACGTCCTTCTGGCATTCCCCCATCTCTACGATTAGCGATGATATAATCTAACTGACGAGAACCGGTAGAAATCCATCTACTAACATTGGTAGGAGCATCATCGCTTCCTAAATTGAAAGCAATTTTTTCATTATGAGTTTTGTTAATTTCTTTAATTAATTCATTTGCAAAGTCTTCTGTCATAGAAGCTTCTGCGGTTGTTTCTTTATCTTTTTTTGCGGGGCGTGCCATATAAACCTCTTGTTTGATTAATCTTAACTGACAAAAATATAAAAATATACCATAAAGAATAAAATAAAAAGACCATGTGAAATTAACCACATGGTCTTCGTCCCTAGATATTGGGGAGGGATGATTATCTAGAGATCAATCATCAAGAGCAGAGAAGGCTTCATCAATCTTCTTCTTACTGGAAGAAACTTTCTTTGCTGCTGGCTTTACTTCTTCTTCGAGAACTTCTTCTTCTACTGAACCAGAAGATTCAGATACTTCCATTGACTCAACAATAGAAGACTTAGAAGCTAGGAAATTCTCAATTACTTCATTTAGCTGCTCTGGATTCTTTACCTGACTCTTGAAGATTTCTTCAAGGTTTGGAATACCAGCTATAACCTTCGTTCTATCCGCCTCAGAAGCCGCTAGAGGGCTTGGCTTACGACGGGGCTGTAGTTTGATGTCCTTAACTGCAAAGCCGTTAAAGGTCTTTTCTGTTGGCGTAACGGTTACAGTAAAATCATAACCATTCTCTGGATGCGTAAGATCCTCATCAGAATAATCTGGATGAGCAAAGATAGCATAGAGATCCTTTAGCATTTTGCTATTGAACTCCCATAGCTGAACACCTTTAGCCTCTTCTCCTCTTACAAGGATTGGAATATAATAGCGTTCACGAGGACGAAGCTGAGTAAACAGCTTCCATGAAGACTTGCTGCTACGATCCTTACGAAGATCGGTAAGCATATCAAAGATTGGATCTGGCATACCAAACTGTGCTGGTGCTACAAATCGTCTCTCTGAGAGTAGACGGCTATCATAATAGCTTACCTCCTGTACCGGCTGACCATTTGAATCACGGTATGGGAGAATTCGGATATCATGTTGACCAATCTGTGGCTTCCAATACGTAAGCTTTGGTCTATTCTTATTTTCCGTTGTTAGAGTTGCTGACTTGTTTCCTGAGAGGGCTGCAATTTTACGTTTAATAGCTTCGATATCGTATGACATATTTATTTTTCTTTCTTTGGTTAGGGTTGCACTAATGGCGTTAAATAATAAGTTAAGTTGTTAATAAATGGGTTGCACTAGTGGCATATATAATTATTTGCTTTGTGCAACTTTATACCTAAAAAACAGTCAAATAAGGGAAGTAATTCCATTATTTTTAATGCAAACAGTCCTTACGGAATGCTGCAAAACAATTGATAGCCATGAATCTTTATAAGATGGTACATAGCTAATAGCTTCTGTGGATCTTACATTAAGAGACATGATAGCTGCAATTTCATCTTCGGTTAATGGACAATGAAATTGATTAAGCCAATATAGAGATCTGGTAGCAACAGATATATTGGATAGTTCTGAATTAATCTCAAATAGCATTCCCTTTTCTCGATGCCATTGAGAATTTTGTGGATAATAATAATCTTCTTCAAGATTACCTAGTTTACCGATATCATGAAAAAGACCAGTTACAATAATACTATCGGTTGGTACATCAACATCATATAGCTTAACTAAATCTTTCATCATTTTAGTTACATTTATACTATGCCAAATTAAGCCGCCGGTAAAACATCCAATATATTCTTGTTTTGTTGAAGCAGGACAAACAGGTGCTCTATCTGCTACTTTTTCACAAAGATCCAACAGGGCTTCTCTTTTTTCATTGTTTTCAATCTTAGAAACAAGATTTTTATATAAAACCCAATTGGCTGTTATCTTTTGTATTAGAGGTGAATCGGTCATACATCTAAAATAACAGCCAAGAATATGGGTTTAAACAGTTATAAATATTAAGTAAATCTACGAAGACGAGCAGGAACATGTTCTCGGTGTTTACCCTGGAATGCTCTTGTCTGAGGATCATTGTGATGAGCACCCTTAGTTCCTGCTTCGTTTCCGTTGCTATTTGTTTTCTTAATTTCTCTTTGAATTCTTTCTATTAGCCATCTTTTATATGTCACAGGAAGATGATAGTAATCATGCCATGTCATACCAAAATAATATCCTAATAGAAAGAATGGCTCAAGGAGTAGAGCTTCTTTATCTTCTGGCGTTAGGCCAAAAAAACGTTGGTCCCATTGGCAGGGACACCTCATCGCTATGATCACATGATTTACAAGAAAAATTAATCGTCATGTTGACACCAGGTTCGTTTTCATCAATAAACTTTCGAAGTTCAAGAGAATCACGAGCTGGCATGTACTGAACGAACTTGGAAACAAATGAACGATCTTTATTGTTTTCTATTTCAACTATAGAAGATAGAAGTCTGCTTGTAATCAAATTGTCATTTACAAGACCTTTCTTCTTTCTCATTTCCATTTGCTGTAACATTTCTTCTTCTTCTTTACCAGTCAAGAATTTAAATTTAACATTCTTCTTTGAAACTGGGAGAACAAAAGAGAATAGATTTTCACCAGGAACTGATGGCTCTAGTTGTAATGGTTTAATAGGAAGCTGAGTAAGATCAATCTCAAGTTCATTCTTGAACTCACAATTTGGACATTGCATTATTGGATTATATTCTCTACCATAACCAGAAATTCTTACAGCTATCATGAGTGCATTTCTATCACCAGATAGAAGAGAATTAACATCAATATTTGGATCAATTAAACAACTCTTAAGAAGTTCAGTAATAACTGTACCTTTCTTAATAAGAGCACGACTCATTAAGATGTCTTCATCTTTAGCTGTCATCGCTCTATATTCAATTTCACCAGCCGCATGTAATGGATGACTTACAGCATATACTTTACCAGCAGAAGGTAGTGGAACTGCATCAATTGGAATTTCCATTCCTAATTCCTTCTTGGCGTATTCCTCTCTTGACATACCCGGTACAGCCGTAGCAGATGCCTGTTGGGCAGCAAATATAGCATTTCTTAGATTTCTCTGTTCTTGTTCTTCAGACATTTAGATACACCTCTTTGTAGAAAGTTTATAAGTATTTGTATAGTTGTATATTAAAAAAATTATTTATGGCGAAGAAATACATGGATCTCTTATTATTGTCGCCAATGAATTTGCCATCTCAACAGGATCCGTTGTTAAATTAAAAATTATCGCACAATCATCAAATGATGGTACATATAGACTTTCAACCACAGCAGCAAATACTTCGCCGTGAGTAAGAGAAGCGCACATCCTACCCTCAGTTATTGGAGGAGTAACCCAACTCTGCCCTTCTTCATCAGTAAATAATATTATTATACGAATCGTATTTCTACGCCATCCTATTGGTATAGATTCGGTCGCCAAAAGATAGACAACATCATAAGATGGTTCCTGTCCAACACTAAAACTAAATGATGTACTACTCAATACAGAATTAAAAGTTGAAAATGGAACCAAGGGACTAATCAGTTCTGCTTGTCCATCAATATGCCCTGGAACAAATACAAGACCAAATCTAAAACTTGCTTCAGAAGCAAAGCTTGTAGTAAAGGCAGCAGTAGCATCCCTAACTGCATCTATCTCGGAAGACATACTCCCAGAAGTATCAATAGCATAAACTATATCAAAACCATCATTTGATACCCGTAAACACTCTCCAGCAATCATAACCCCATCAATACAACCATCACAATCATTGTCTATGCCGTCACAACCATATGTCCCTATTTCATCAACAGGTGAGATAGAATCTAAACATACTGCCCAGTCTCCCTGAGAGCAAACCTGTACTCCTCTTCGACAAGGTGGATATATTGTTATGTCCGCCGGAGTTTCCCTGTCATAACACCATCTTGATAACGGACCTCTACTATCCCCATCTATATCCCCATCACAGTCATTATCAAGATTATCACATATTTCTGGAGTGCAATCTATACGAGAACATCTCCCACGAATACAACCAAATCCAGACCCACTACGACCACATTCCTCATCAAACTCGCAAATAGCACCAGCAGGATCATATGGTCTACATACACCAAACCTACACTCTTCCATTAAAGAATCACACGGAGGAGAATTCCCACATCTACATTCATCCCCTATACATCGATCAGATATTGAATAAGGACAAGAATATCCACATGCTCCACAATTATTAAAATCATCTTCTATCCCCCCATCAAAAGCACATACAAAACTAGGAACATCAAAAGACGTATCCATTGATGCATCAGGTATATCTTCTGGATAGAGAGTACAACAAGTTATTAATAATGATAAAATGATATTAAACAATCTCATGTCAATATAATTCAACATGAAAAATAAAATTTATATCATTTTAAAAATAAAGTTATATGACTCTCTCATAGAGAGCATTACTACAGCCGAATACTTTCCAAACCTTGTTTTCTTCTGCTACCTGCTTTTCTGTTTTATCTTTTGTAGCACGAAATTTAAAGCGGGGATATCTAACCTTACCATCAGTATACCAATAGTTAACACCAGTATCTTCTTTAATCAAAGAAAATCCAGATTGAAGATAAACATTTCCATACCCAAATCTTAAATCACAATAACTTATTATTCTTCTATATTTTGTTTCTGGAACTAACCAGTTGTTAATAGAATGTTTAAGCAGTTTACTAAAGCCTCCTCGAACATTTGTATATAATTTATTAGCATATCTCGCTATCTCAATAACATCAGGATTATTCTTGATCCATTTCTTCTTTTGCTGAGGAACTCTCCATGAAATGGCTGCTACAATATCTCCTCTATATTCTAATCCAAAATATTTGCTAGCAGGAACATTCCCTGAAATGTGCGATGAATCAAAAAATTTATGAGCCTGTTGAGGTTTGATCTCTACTACAGAACACTTTCTTGCATCAATGTTTTCTATATTGTTAGATCTTAGTCGGCTAGATATCATAGATTTTACAATCTCAGATTTACTCTCCCATTCATCAGAAAAGATATGAAAAAGAGAATAATTTATCTCTCTACATTTTTTAGTCTTTTCTTGATGGTGATTCTTTCCAACCTTTTCTACATCGTGCCAATATAATCCATTATACTCAATAGCAAAATTCTTATCCAAAACTACTATGTCTAGCTCTTTAGGAGAAATAAGAGTTCTGTTATTACGTTTAATGAGATATCCTAAACTTTCTATATAGTTTCCAACTTGAATCTCATCTTTTGAAACCATAAAAGGATAACAAAATATACACAAACCCCCACGCTCATATGCTTGCAGCGTCTTTTCTTGTTTACCAAAACATTTAATGCATTCTAATTTTAATTTTGTATGCTGTCTATTAGTATAAGATTGGTAATCTGATAAATAACGAAATTCATTCGATCTCAATTCAATTCTTTTATTAAATTCATCCTCTGATATTGTTTTCAATATAGAAATTTTTCTTTTAGTATCTTCTGTATGTTTACGACCATAGAAATGATTTGCAGAACCAGCAACCGATAAAGATTGATTATATATTCTGACATCATTCTCTTTAGTTAATCCTTTGTTCCAAGTTTTCTTTATTTTGCCACCGGTTTTACCTGCCGCAGAACAAGCTTCCTTGGTATGGGCTTTACAATATTCTTTAAATTCAAATGATACGTATCTTGTAAATTCAGAACACAATTTACATTGCGGACGAATTTCATCATGAATATATTTTATTGTATATTGTTCAGATGTAAGTTTATGTTTATATTGTATATGGGTTGATAATCCCTTTAGTGTTTGAAAATTTTCATTACATATTTTACAATTAGTATTAATTGTCATGCAAACCTCTTATATCATATTGTACATTGTCATTAAGGGTTTGTATAACTTAAGAAAAAGAAAAAGAAAAAGGGCAGCATTTCTGCTGCCCCTTCTCAGACCCCTATTTTATAGGGAGATTTCTCAGATTAGTGAGAGGTCAAGGACCGTAACGGTTCCGTAGAAGTCCGAACGAACCATTTTCTTGCCGTAACGAGTCATCACTCCTTTTCTGGGCGTGAAATCCTCCTGAGCGTAGATAACTGGGGTAAGGATTAGTGGAACGTATGGTGCGTAGATATAACCGGATTCAAGGAAGGTATTTCCTTTAAGACCAACAAGGATCTTGTTGGCTGGGAAATATGGATCTTTGTAAACGGTGTATCTGTTGTTAAGCGTACCGACAGATTCTGCACCTACGGTCATGCTGTCACGAACTTGACCATCGCTATCGAGGCGGTAGGATGGCTTGTAAGCAACCATGTGTTCGAAGATCGTGCATACGTCTGGTGAGGTAACAACGAAGTTACCGGAGCCACGTAGGGTCTTCTTGTGGATGGTGTTTGCAACGTCCGTAACGGTTTCAACAAGTGTTTGATACCATTCTTGGATATTGACAAAGGCTTGTGGACCTGGAGCGAATGCGGAGCTTTGTAGAGCTTCTGCACCAGTGAACTTGTTAACGATCTTACCTGGAGCGCGTGACCAGTAAAGGTTTGCTGCGCCAGCTTGCGTAAGAAGGTCATTAAGAATTTCACGGTCGATATCAAGCGTGATCATTTCAGATAGGATGTTTGTAAGTTCAACTTCTACGTCGATTGAGTAGAATGCCGTGAGGTCTTGAGCCATTTCTGGGGACCAACGTGCGCGGAGCTTACGGGTCGTTGCAGTTACGCTGGTTGATTCGATACGAATGTCAACATCTGGGATCTTTGGAGAAGCATCGACAGCGAAGTTTGATTCGAAGGATGGAATCGTTAGCGTTGAACCATCGGAGTTAACTGATAGTGAGTCAGCGATTGCGGCAGAACCGGAAGCGTTGATTGTGGTACCAGCAGTGACGAAAGATGGAGAGGTAGCATTTTCAACACGTAGAACAAATAGTACGTGGGTACCATTGAGTGGATCTGGCGTGAAGACAGAACCATTCCAGTTACCACGACGATTTGCTTTACGAAGGTTTAGGATGCCCGTACCACCTTGATATCCTTCGCCCCATGCACGTAGCGTTGAACCACCAACGCCACCCGTGCCACCAAGACCATATAGAGCAACTTGATCTAGATTTAGTAGATCAGCGCCGGAGATGGCAGTGGTGATTGAAGAGGCTGAAATGAATAGGAAGGAGTAGTCAACAAGATTTTCAGCAAGATCAACTTCAACTTTTGAATCGTAGTTGACGAAGCGTGCATTGTAACCACCGAAGTCAGAGGAAGCGGAAACTACGCCGTAGTTAACCCAGGCATTGGTTCCTGCTGCCCATGCACCCATTGCGCCAGAGTGAACAAGAACGGTGTTTGAGTTCTTGTGAACTTTGGAGTAACCAGTGCCGACTAGATCGTATTGACCACCGGTTGCAAGTGAACCAGAGCGAACGCCTGCGCCGCGTGGATTGTTATAAACAGATTGACCACGAGCATAGGTTGCTGCTGAAGCTGAATCGCTAAGAGTAACGCCTGCCTCGCCACCATTGTTATTACCATAGGTGTAATCTAAGTAGAATAGTAGACCGGTTGGAAGGCTCATTGGTTGTACTGAGACAACTTCATTTGCGATTAGACCAGCGAATACTCTACGAACGATTGGGAATGCAACGTTAGTAAAGCCAACTACTTGACCGGAGGAAACTAAGCTGCCACCACCTGTGGATAGAGCATTTGATTCCTTTAGTAGTTCTGCACATTGATTCTCTAGAAGAGAAGCCATGTTGTCACGTTGAATGCCTTTAAGACCTTCAAGTAGACCGGTTGCGCCCCATTTCTTAACAAGGCGTGGTGAGTCAGCACCAAGAGAGCGGCGGTGTACGCCTTCTGCTAATTGTGATAGTGTAAACGTTTTCATTATTATCTCCTAAATTTATAAACTATTTCTTTGGCTAAATTATTATCAATCGTCTTTGCGACCCTTAACGAGTAGCGCCCAACGTTCTGGGGTTCCTAGTACAATATCATTGGCTCGATTTGCACTTTCAGAAATCACTTTGAAGGAAGCTGCTCCAGAAGATACTGGGGCTGATGCACTTCCTGTACGAACTGCACCTCTTGTTGCTGCCTCGTTAAGCTTATTCTTAATTTTAACGTATATTTCCTTAGCCTCTGCGATAGTTTGTGCTCTATCAAGATGTTCAACTATTACTTGCTTTTGTTTCTGTGAAAGATCTTCTCTTTGTAGGAACTTGTTAAGTAATAGAACCTTTGATAAGAATAGGTTCGTTTCGGCCATTTCTGATTTCATTGTTTGTAATTCTCTGTTACGAGATTCAGCAAGCTTCTTAACTTTTGAAGCTGCGTGAACTGTTTTGTGAAGTTTGGATTCAAGAAGACGGGTTCTCTTGGAAGCACGGGAACGGAGAACAGATTCATAAAGACTTTCTTCCATTGCTCCACTGCCATAAAGCATTGGAGGAGGCTCTTCTTCTTCCTCTTCTTCTTCCTCTTTTTCTTCCTCTTCTTCCTCTTCTTCTTCCTCTTCTTCTTCCTCTTCTTCGTCGTCATCCATCGACATTTCTTCATCGTAGCCTAGATCTAGTTTGACTTCCTCTTCTTCTTCTTCGTCAGACATTTCCATGTCTTCTTCTTCTTCGTCAGATTCCATGTCTTCGTCTTCGTCTTCGACAGAAAGAGTGACATCGCTAGCATCAAGTTCTAGATCATCTGGAAGTTCTAAAGAAATCGTTACACCTTCTTCAAGATCTGAATTCTCTTTAACAACTTTTTTACCTTTGCGAGCTTTACCTTCTCTTAATGCACGAACTGCTTCAAGAAGCGCAGCTTCATTAATTTCAACACTCTCTTCAAGAGCGCCTGGTTCTGCATTTTCCCAACCATCTGGTTCTTCTGCATCGCCAACGCCTGGTAGAGCTTCACCTTCAAGTGATTCTACAGTTTGTTCGTTGTCGAAAAGATCAACACCTGGTGCAACGCCTGAAACTTTTTTAGCGTGTGCTGATGCTGCATGATGAACAGCCGCACCTGTTTTACCGGATGATGCTGCGTCGTGTGCTAGTGATTTTTCATCACCTTCGAATAATTTTGATGCGAATTCTTTTAAGCTGCCCATATTTTTACTTCCTTTTATGCTATTATAACTATTTCCTGTTTTTGCTTCTTTCAATTTTTCAAATAAAAATTCCAATTTTTTTTCATTTAATACAAATTGAGTTTTGTTAATAGTTCCAGAATTACCTAATTGATCTAGATTTTCTAACAATTGAAACAATTTGTACTTCAGCGATTCTGCCATTACTTGCGATGGTTTTTTTGAAAAATATAGTTCATCGATCTTTAGAGCAGTCTCGCCTAAATTAATTTGGAAACCACGATAACCTTCTGCAATAGGAGCAGCAGGCACTGGAGCTTCTTCTGGTGGTGCTTCAGCACCGGGTGCTGGTGGTACTGCTGGAGTAGCGCCTGCGGCTGGTGGAGAAGCTTCTGGGGCTGTTGCTGGAGCCGTTGCAGGAGCAGCAGCAGCAGGAGGAGGAGGAGTAGCAGTTGATGGAGTTGCCATCTCAGGAGCAGGAGGAGATCCTGCTCCCATATCTGCCACAGAGGCAACTGGTGCTTCTGGTGCTGTCATTTCGACAGATCCACCTGGAGCTGGTTCAATTGTAATTTTGCCAGTTGGATCAATTGCAATCTTTCCATCTTCTCCTACTAAATCTTTTAATGTCTTAGACATAATACCTAGCGGATCAGAAGCGACCATAGATGATTCTGGTTCAACTACATCAATATCAGTTTCTGATTCGGCATTTGTTTCTGCGCCAGTTGGAACAATAGGAGTATTTTCTGAAGATGTTTCCATGGCTGGTTGCTCTTCTTCTTCAAAGAAGAATGCAGTTTCTTTGACAATCATTTGTTTAATAAACGGAGAAACTTCTTCAATAATTTTTCTTTTTGCATCAGCTTCTGCTAATTCTTTAATTTTCTTTGTTTCCGCTAAAGCTTCTTTAAATAATTCGCTCATTTTTTTACCTCAAGCATTAAATAGCATTAATCAGGTGGTGCTTCCTTTTCCTAAGATATATTCTCCAATTCTTAGTTGAGAAATTGCTGTAGAAGTATCTTTTGGATTAGCCGCAACATTTCCACCGGTTCCTGGTGCAGCAGTAAATGCACCACCACCGCCACGAAGACGAGCAGTAACTTCAGCACCCTCAGCAGGAATTCCAGCAGGGTTGTGTGGATCTTCTGGAGCTACAGCAACGTTTGGTGCATATGGAGTTGCAGGAAGACCGCCACCACCAGTTTCTACTTCATTTAGATCTGGTGCCGCTTGATAATCAATATTTACACTACCAAATGTATGACCACCATCATTTATTTCACCAGACAAAACAACATTCATAAATGTCTCTGTTATTGTCTCGTCATTAATCTCACCAGAATATACTGGAGATCCTGGATAAATCGCATATAAATCTGCGGTGGATGTACTTCCTAAACCGTATGTTCTTACGGGTGGTTGAACCATTAATTGTCTTCTGCCTGCCATATTGAACTCCTAATTCATGCAATAATATTTTTAATTGCTATATTAAATATTATAAAATATAATCATATCAATTCTTTAATTCACCTATGTTTTTAAGCATTCTAAATCTACGATAGAAAAATATAGTTCCAATTA